ACATATACCAGCGGATTGAAACTGCCGCAGTCGCTCATTAACCTTGTCAGAGATGCCTGTAAGACTGTCGGCATAGGTATGAATCTGACCATGGACCATGGCGATATTATAATAAGAAGCGTTCCTGACAGTATGACGTTTCGCCAGTTGTTCGGATATGCGGCTATGGTTGAGTCTGCGAATGCCCGGATTGATTATTCCGGGAATCTCCAGTTTGTAAAATGGGATTTTGGGAAAATGGAATCTGACAATGCCGCGACTGTGGATACAGATGGTTTTATTCATTTCGGCGATACTAACCCGTCTATTGATACCGACGGTTTTGTTTCTCTGCCAGGATGGACTATTAACGCAGAGGGGTTCCTGGCTCTCACATCCGGCCCAGGCAGTGACGTTCAGAGATTGATGGCCTATGCGAACCCACCTGCGCTTTCCAGTGATGATATAGTCATAACTGGAATCAAGGTAACGAACGGGCAGTCAAACGACGATACTGATACTGATTATTCCGGCATGTACGGAGAGGAAGGGTACGTCCTTGAACTTGAGAACGAGTTGATTGATACCGATCAGCTTCAGACAATAGCGAATATCATCGGTGAGCAGATTGTAGGGGCACGATTCCGGAACCTTGAGGGTGATCTGGTATATAACCCGCTCGTCGAGTTTGGCGACATGGTGTACACCTACGACCGATTAGGGAACAAGTACCTTACTCCTCTGACAGATGTATCAGGTAACGTGGGTGGCTTGACTACAGTTAAGACACAGGCCGATGATCCGATCAGAGGCAGTAGTGACTTTTACGGGAATAGCACGAAAGCTATAGTTGCGGCACGTCAGATGGTGCAAAAAGAAACGTCCGCAAGAGAAGAGGCTATACAGAGATTAGCTGAAACGCTTCGTTCTTCGAGCGGTCTGTATATGACGCAAGAGCCACAGCAGGATGGCAGTATTATATACTACATGCACAATAAGCCGACCATAGCAGAATCTAACATAATCTGGAAACTGACAGCAGAAGCGTTTGCCGTGTCGATTGATGGCGGAAAAACGTATCCTTACGGCTTTGCGGTGACTGGTGAATTAATAACCAGACTGCTCTATGCAGAGGGCATCAATGCTGATTATATCAACGCAGGAACACTTATCGTAAGAGATAAGCGTGGAAATGTGATATTTGAAGCGGACATGGACACTGGATCAGTTACTCTTGACGGAAGTTATGTGACGATCGGCGGTAAGCCACTTGATGAAAAGATTGAAGATGTTGAGAACATGGCAGCTCTGGCCAGAAACATGACCATACAGCTCGACAACGACTATCAGGGAATCCCGGTTGACAGCGACGGCAACTATACAGAGTTCCCAGAGTGCACCACAACAGCGACCGTCATGTACGGCACGCAGGACATCACGGATAACTGTACGTACACGATTACGACGTCCCAGAACATACAGGGAAGTTGGAATAAGGAGAATAAGACATACACCGTTACCGGGCTGACCGCAGACAGCGGATGGGTGAACATCAAGGCGGCATACTTGAATAACCTTGTCGTATCGAAACAGTTCTCGCTTGCGAAACAGTACGCCGGACCGCAAGGAATCCCGGGCATTGGAACAGATGGAAAGACAACGTATCTGCATATCCAGTATGCACCGGTACAGAACCCGACAGCGGCACAGATGAGCAAGACACCAAACAAGTATATCGGAACTTATACGGACTTTTCTGGCGTTGACAGTACCGACCCGAGCAAGTACACGTGGGCGAAATTCGAGGGCGACCAAGGAGCACAGGGCGTGCCGGGAACACCGGGAGTAAATGGAAAAACGCCGTACTTCCACATCGCATATGCCAACAGTGCTGATGGTAGAACAGGGTTCTCCGTGGACGATAGCGTCAATAAGCTGTATATCGGTCAGTATACCGATTACACGCCGGACGATAGCACCGACCCAGCAAAATACAGTTGGACAAAAATTAAAGGTGAACCGGGGACTGCCGGAAGGACTTACTTCTTTCAGAGTAATGCGGATGTGCTACTGATGGGGGCTGATAAGAAGATAACACCGGCGCCGCTCATTGTAGATTCGTTCTACCGTGATGGAAATGGCGAAGTTGCACAGCCACAGAAAGGCTGGTGGAAACTTGAAAAATCCACCGACAACGGCGCTACATGGTCGGCACTCACGGTATCGCAGACTGCGGCACTTGACCGGTTGAGCATCAATGTCAATAACCTGTCACTCAAGGCTCATGACATGCTCAAGGTTTCATTGTATTTTGACCAGTCGAAAACAAAACTTGCGGACTATCAGACATATTCCGTTGCGGTTGATGTGGCGTCACTGACACAGGAACAGATAGTTGATATCCTGTCAGATGATGGGAAGTTTAAGGGGCTGTACTACGAAAAGGACGAAAGCGGGAACACGACGCTGTATATTTCTTTCAATGCCATGAAAGGTGGCGTTATCAGTCTTGGCGGCACGAATAACGGAAATGGTCAGTTGAAGATTTACGATGCTGACGGAAATCAGATATCGAGATTAGGATATACCGGATATGTCGTACTTAACAAGAACACCGGAAACCCGATGGTATCTCTTAATACTGCCGGATTGCGATTGTATACGGACTACACAGATGCAGACAACTACAATGCGCTGATGCTTGGAAAATACGGGCTGTACGCACAGAAAGTCCAAAATAACGTGCCTGAACTTTGGATGGAAGGTGATACGAGCAAAAAATGGGAAGGCTATATTGTTCGCTATCTGAACAACAAAGTCCGAATAAATACAAACTCACTTTTTACGGACGGATGCGAACTTGGAGCAAATTTTTCGACAGATGGAAGTGCAACTATTGGCAAAAGCTTGAGCGTAGGCGGAAACTCAACTGTCAATGGAACCCTTATGTTTTACGACTTGGAAAATCAAGCAAAAACATCCGGCAAAGTCAAAAGACAACCGATAGCGTCCGTAAGCGCAGATGATTCGCAAGTGGCCTATCTTTTTTCAGGAACGGGTAGTAAACATGGAGATGCGGCAACATACAGACGTTTAGGAATCCGTGCTAAATGGGGTGGATCTGGCTTTAGCACAGACTATTTATATACAACCTCACAAGTTTCCGACATCCGCCTAAAAGAAAACATCGAAAGCAGTGAAACAGACGCCCTCGAAACGGTTAATCGCATGAAAGTCCGTCAGTTTGACTGGAAAGAGCGGATGGGCGGATGGCATCAAAACATCGGTTTCGTGGCGGATGAACTGGAAGAAATCGACCCGAACTTGGCTCTGGGTGGCGGATATGACGAAAACGGTGAGATGGACATTAAGCAGATTAACAGTCCGTACTTGCTGAACTACGCCATTAAAGCCATACAGGAACTCAGCGCAAAGGTTGACGAGCAAGAAAAACGTATCAAGGAATTAGAAAGGAGATTACAGTAATGGGTAAATTTAATGAGTACACACAGAAAGTAACACCAGAGGATGCGGATTCTTTAATGATTTACGATGCGGCGGCGAAGTCAAACAAGCTTTCGCCGTTCAGCGGAATCTGGAACTGGATTGTTGGGAAGCTGACCAATGCGGTTATTAGCAACTTGCAGACTAATAATAAGTCTGTAGTGGGTGCACTTAATGAATTAAATCGAATATACGGAGATTCAGGACATTCTGTATCTATTTCCTCAGATATAAATGCTATTTTTAATGCTATGGATGATAAAAGTATTTCTATCAGACGTTATGGTAACGAATCTGCGAATAAACCAGAGTCTGGTTCAGAAATAATTATCACCTTCAAAGACGTATTATCGTTTGGGTGGAACATAGCTGTATGTAACGGAAAGGTGTATTCCCGTAACATAGTTGAAGGAATCCATGGTAATTGGACTTTGTTATCTTAGTAAAATGTCATAATTAATAGTAACCTGCTGACCGACTCAACGAAACTACTTGGAGTTAATTTCCCTCTTCCCATTTAGTTCATTAAAAATTTCATAAAAAGCTACCAATGGAGTGTGGAATTTGTACGCTACAGTCACCACAAATATGTTTCATAAAAAGGAGTTGATAAATTGGAAATTAAAGGTATTGACGTATCATCCAATCAAGGAAAACCGGACTGGACGAAAGTAGCTAAATCCGGCATCAAATTCGCAATATTAAGAATCCATCAGAAAACAGGCGTTGACGGCTCATTCGAGTACAACTACAAGGGATGCAAGAGCAACGGAATCCTTGTCGGCGGGTATAAGTATTCATACGCTCTGACACCGGCACAGGCTATTGACGAAGCGGAGGATGTGATTGCCGCACTGAACAGGCGAGGACTGGACTTCCCGGTGTTCTATGATCTTGAGTGGTCTAATCAACGAAAACTCGGTAAACAGGCAGTCGAAAACATTGCAGTTGCATTTCTAACCAGAATGAAGAAAGCCGGCTATAAAGTCGGTATCTACTGCAACATGGACTGGTACAACAACGTTTTGACTGATGCACTCAAAAAGTATGAGTGCTGGATTGCTCGATATCCAGCGAATGATAACGGCACTGTCCAAACACGTCTGAAGCCATCGGTCGGTGTAGGTTGGCAATATTCCAGTAAGGGAAAAGTATCCGGTATCAGCGGAAATGTTGATATGGACGTGTTCTACAAGGACTATAGAGGAACGGCACAGAAAGGAGAAACAACAATGGTAAAAATCAGTAACTGCGGACATGACGAAAACGGAAGATATGCAGGTGGGAAAGCAGGAGATCAGACTGGTACGGAATATCAGATCATGAACTGGTACAGCAGACCGTGGCTCTGTGTCCTGAGATTCAATGACACCAAAATCGCAGCCATGATCGCAGACATGGCGACAAAAGCGGCGCAGAACAATCTCATCGGGTACGATCAGGGCACAGCCGGAAACAGCAATGACCGATATTCATTCTGGCAGCACTTAAAGGCAAGTAAATACGATCCGGCGCAGATCACGGTAGCCTGTGAATCCGATTGCAGCGCAAGTACAGCAGCTATTGTTAAGGGGGCTGGGTATCGCTTAAATAACGCAAAACTCAAAGCGGTCAGCATCTATCTGACAACACGGAACATGAGAGCTGCAATGAAGGCTGCTGGCGCAAAAGTACTGACGGATAGCAAGTATCTGACATCCGGTGACTATTTGAAGGCAGGAGATATCCTTCTGAATGATAACCACCACGTGGCTATTGCTGTTACCACCGGCGCAAAAGTAAGTACGCCTTCAACCACGCTCACCGGTACCTTCCAGACAAGACTTCCGATTCTGAGAAAGGGCAGTTCCGGTACAGCCGTAGCAATGCTTCAGGCAATGCTGGGTGTGGAAGTTGACGGACAGTTTGGGAACGACACATGTAATTCCCTTAAAGTTTTCCAGAAAAATGTCAGTGTAACTGCAAATGGAACTTGCGGCATTGATACTTGGAAGAGAGTGATTGAGCACATGAAAGCAAATACTAAGTGACAAATTAAGCCCCTTGGAATTAATCCTCGGGGCT